AGATTTTCCATACAAATTTTATAAGTGTTGGTGGAGTGATATTGTTTCGGATTGTCAATGGTCAAATATTCCTCAACTTAAAAAATCAAAAACAGCAGTGTGCATAACAATGGGTTGGTTGTTATCAACAAATAAAAACACATACGTTTTCATTGGAGACATTAATTTCAATGAAGATGGCACAATCAATGAGGGTGGTAACTCAACAGTAATACCAAAATCAAACATACTCAAACTACAGGAGATTAAATTATGACCGAGATGAATGAAGCACACTTTGAAGTGATTAGTAGAAATAAAGCTAAATCCTTTGAAGCCAAAAAAACTATGACAAATATGAATGACTTTCATAACAATAAAGCTAAAGTTATGTTGGTTGATGGAGACCTACTTGCCTATAAGATTACTTCTAGTTTAGAAGAACCTATTGATTGGGGCAATGATGTTTGGACTTTACATTCTGATTTAGCAAAAGGTAAACAATTATGGAAACAATCTATTGCTTATTATTTAGGTATAACAAGTTCTAAAGATGTTGTTGTAGCATTTTCTGACAAAGTAAATTTTAGAAAAGATTTAGATAAAACTTACAAGTCACACAGAAAAGGAATTAGAAAACCTATTTGTTATGCACCATTAAGAAAATGGATTGAAAGTACACATAAGTGTGAAACTTTTACTGCACTAGAAGGTGATGATGTTCTTGGATTACTAGCAACAGGTAAATACAAAAATAATAATGTAATTGTTTCTGGTGATAAAGATATGAGAACAATTCCTACATGGCACTGTTTCATTATAGATGACAGCATTGAATATGTAGATGAACAAAAAGCTGATTACAATTTCTGTACTCAAGTATTAACTGGAGACAGTGCTGATGGTTACAGTGGTTGTAAAGGTGTCGGACAAGTCAAAGCATCTAGAGTTCTATTAGATAGAAAAACTATTGATGAACTTTGGGAAGCTGTCTGTTCAGAATATCACAGGAATGGTTATGAGGTTGCTGATGCTTACCATCAAGGCAGATTAGCAAGAATATTAAGAGATGGAGAATACAATTATGAAACTAAACAAATAATATTATGGAGAACACATGGAATGTACAAAAATTCTAGACCAAGCAAAAAAGCTAGTTAGTAAAGATAGAGAAGATAAGCATGGAGATAAGGTAGTAAACCATGAAAACATTGCCAGATTATGGACTGGCTTCCTACAGAATAAGACTAAACTATCTATAGTTATCTTACCTGAAGACGTAGCAAATATGATGGCATTGCTAAAGATAGCAAGAGGTCAGGGGGGTAGCTTTAATTCTGACGATTTTGTTGATGCCTGTGGGTATTCAGCAATAGCAGGAGAAATCTTATCAAAAAGAAACGAACAATTAAGTGACACTTTAGGAGTATCTAATGACAAAAAAGCCAAGAATTAGCGAAGAAGTTATTAGCTACCTAGACGAAATATTTCCTGACAAATGCCCAAACCTAGAAGACAACGAAAAATTGGTTTGGTTTAAAGCAGGTCAGAGAAGTGTCGTTAATCATTTAATCAAAGAAAACAAACAACAAGAGGAAAACTAGACATGTGTTCATTTTCAAAACCAAGTCCACCACCTGCTCCAGTACAAATTCCTGCTCCACCACCAATAGTGACGAGTGCTACAACGAAACAGAAAGCACCTACAGAAGCAGGTAACAGTACAGCAAGTACAACTGTTGCATCAAATTATGCAAGAAAAAGAGTTGGTAGAGGGTCTTTAAGAATACCTTTAGCATCAAGTGGTAGTGGAACAAACTTTCCAACTGCTTAATATTTAATGAAGTCGGAACGATATACTTTAAGTGACGAAACCATCAATAGTAAACCAAATAATTCTATTGAAGGTCAGTACCAAAAGCTAGAACAAGATAGAGAAAGTTATTTACAAAGAGCAAGAGAAAGTGCTGATTTAACAATTCCTTATTTGTATCCTGCAAAAGGTTCTAATGAAAACACAAATTACGTTACTCCATATCAAAGTATAGGTAGTAGAGGTGTTTTAAATTTAGCATCAAAATTGATGTTAGCTTTATTTCCACCACAAGCACCATTCTTCAGAATTGATGTTGATGAGTTAGTATATAAAAAAATTCAAGGTGACCCAGAAGAAAAGAAACTTATAGAACAAGGTTTAGCTAAAATAGAAAAATCTGTAATGGATAATATTGAAACTCAAAATGATAGAGTTGCAGTATACGAAGCATTAAAACATTTAATTGTATCTGGTAATGTTCTTTTACATATAACTGATACAGGATTAAGAACTTATAGATTAGAAAATTATGTAGTTAAAAGAGACCCACAAGGAATTGTATTAAAAATTATTATTAAAGAAGGAGTTACTGCTAGTACCCTACCAGAAAATATTACAAAGAATTTAAAATTAGACGACAACACACAAGAAGACCAAGCATTAGATTTATATACATGTGTTAAGAAAGAAGGAAATAAATATATTGTCCATCAAGAAGTAAAAGGAAATATTTTATATAAAAAAGAATTTACAAAAGAAACATTACCTTACCTTGCATTAAGATTTAATAGAATTGATGGCATGAATTATGGTAGAGGACATGTTGAAAGTTTCATTGGTGACTTGAAATCACTAGAAGGTTTATCAAGAGCAATATTAGAAGGAAGTTCTGCTTCTGCTAAAATGTTATTCCTTGTAAGTCCTTCAGGAACTACAAGGGCTTCAGCAATAGCAAAGGCAAGTAATGGTGCTATTATTGAAGGTTCAGCATCAGATGTAACAGTCCTACAAGCCAATAAATTCGCAGATTTTAGAGTAGCTTTAGAAAGCATGAATAGAATTGAACAAAGACTTCAATTTGCTTTCTTATTAAATGCTTCAGTTCAAAGACAAGCCGAAAGAGTAACTGCAACAGAAGTCCAATTAGTGGCTAATGAATTGCAAGATGCACTAGGTGGTGTCTATGGAATATTAACAACAGAATTTCAACTGCCTTATCTTAATACTAAATTAGCAATGTTAAGACAGAAGAAACTCTTACCAGAACTTCCGAAAGATATAGTTAAAGTTAAAATTATAGTTGGAATGGAAGCACTAGGTAGAGCAAGTGATAGATTAAAATTATTACAATTCTTATCTGACCTTGCAGGAACTTTAGGTGCTGATGTACTTGCAAAACATATCAACCTTGAAAATGCTATCAAGAAATTTGGTATAGCAAATCAAATTGATATTGTAGGTCTAATTAAAACACCTGAAGAATTACAACAACAAGACCAACAATCACAACAACAACAGATGGCTCAACAGATGCAGAACATGGCAACTGACCCTAGAGTAGCAGTGCCAATGGCACAAAATCTTGCTAACTCTGGAGCATCAATATCTTCGGAAGAAGGTGAAGTTGTTATTAACCAAGAGGAATAAAAAAAACTATGGCAAAAGTAGAAATAAATACAGCAGAAGCACAACCAACTAATGAAGATGCTATCGCTGAATTAAAAGAACAAGGTATCAATATAGAAACTGGTGCAGACGAAGATGGTAATAGAGCCATTGCAACTGAACCAAATATTGACGCACAAACTATTGAGAACCAAAGACCTGAATGGTTACCTGAAAAATTTAAGTCTGCTGAAGAATTATCTAAAGCATATTCTGAATTAGAAAAACAATTTTCTGGTAAACAAGCAGAACCAGAACCAGTAAATGAAGAAATTAAAAAGGAAGGTTTAGAAATTCCTAAAGTTGCTTCTACAGGTTTTGATATGACTAAATTTGCAGATGAGTATGCAGACAACGGTGAACTATCAACTAACAGTTATGGTGAATTAGCAAAACAAGGTTTAGATAAAGGTCTTGTTGATGAATACATTAGAGGACAAAAGGCTATTGCTGAAACACAATCAGCTCAAGTTTTTAATACTGTAGGTGGAAAAGAACAATATGGTGAACTTATTGATTGGGCTAGTAAGAATTTAAATGATGGTGAACAAACTGCATTTAATGATTTAACTTCTACAGGAAGTATTGACCAAGTGAAATTAGCTGTACAAGGTTTAATGGTTAGAGCAGGAATGTCTAATCCAACAACTGCACCACAAGAAATGGTTCAAGGTGATGTTAATAATACTGCTGTTTCACAATTCAATTCAGTACAACAAGTAACTGAAGCAATGAATGACCCACGTTATGATAAAGACCCAGTCTACAGAAAAGAAGTAGAGAGAAAGCTAGGTAATAGTTCAGTATTTTAATGGCTAGAGACTACAAACGTGAATATGCAGTAAGAAGCAAAGAAGACAGAGATAATAGACAACACAGAAGATTAGCCAGAAGACTAGTTGAAAAGAAGCTAGGTACTAAAGCAATTCAAGGCAAAGACGTAGACCATAAAAATAAGAACCCAAGAGATAACTCTAGAAGCAATCTACGTATTAGAAGTAAATCAGCAAACAGGAGAGATAATTATTGATGTGGTTTTCATTAGTTAAATTAGCATTAAGCACTGGTTCTGAAGTTTACAAGAATAGAAAAGAAACCAAAGTATTACAAAGCATTGCAGAGAGAAAACAAATGCAGAGGGTTATTGATGGGGAAATTGAAATGGTCAATACTGTTAAAACTCATCAAGCAAATGACCTAAAAGATGAAATAGTTTTAATAATTATTTCAATTCCATTATTGGTATGTGCTTGGGGTATTTTTTCAGAAGATGCTAATATTATTTTTAAACTTGATGCTTTCTTTGACCAAGTAAATAAATTTCCATTATGGTTACAAGGATTAATCATTGGTGGCTATTCAAGTGTACTTGGAATTAAAGG